TCTTAATAAGCTAATGCAATTAGATGCCGATTTAGAAGATTTAAATGAGGAATATCAAAAAGAATTTTCAGAGGAAGTATTGTCTATGTTAAGGTTTGAATTTGAACACATGACAAGTGATGAATATATTATTGAAATGTTTGAAGCTAACGAATATGAATTTACAGAGGAAGGAAAATTAATTTAAAATAAAATAAAATGAAAGCAAAAACAAAAAAAGAATTCAAACTACTTGACAGAGTAGATGATGGGTTTAACTATTTCAATGATTTTAGACTGGAAGAGGTTAAATCAGATGATAAGTATTACATACAATCTTTTATGGATTATATAGAATATTTAGAATCACGAACACAGATTTTGTCAAAACAATTAAAAAGTAAATAAAATGGAAGCAAGACTACAAAGATTTTTAATTGATGACTTGAAGAAAGTAGAGTATCATGTAAACGAGATTATAGATAATATATATGCACGAGGGCAAAAAGAAACCTTTGCAGAAGATATAGAACAGATTGAAATGTTTTTCTCCTATTGGAGACAACATGCTCAATTTGAAAAAGAAACCGAACTTAAAAACCAATAAAATAAAATGATAGATTTAGATAAAGAAAAAGCTGAAGAAGGATGTCTTAATTGGACTGCTTCAGATGTCGCATATAAAGTAGAACATTGGGTCGATATGGCTTCTGATACTGGAAAATATTATGATATAATTGATGAGCATACAGAAGAACACCGAGAATATCTGCAAGGAATAATGCAAGATGCGATCGAGGAAAATTACGATTACATAACAGATAAAATAAACGAATGTTTATGGGATTATATGATTGAAAATAAAACAGACATAATGCAAACCCTTATTGATAATAAATATTTAAAAATAAAATAAAATGAAAGCAATAACAAACTATGACAAAGACTTAATCTTAAGTTCACTTTACGACTACCAAAAATGGTTCGATAAAGATGAAAGTCAATATCAAAAGATAGAATTACTAATTAATAAAATAAAATAAAATGAGAATATTTATAGAAGATTATTTCGGAAATGATTTATGTTTAATTAACATAGATTCATTTACAGATTTATGTCAAATAAAAAATTTGACTGATTGCTCTTTAGCAGATGAAGAAACAGATGGTAATGGAACTTACATAAGAATTCAATTAAATAAAAAATAAAATGAATAAACACGATGATAACGAGATTGTCTATGTTCTTGAGAGAGATTTTCCTCATGTATTTGAACAGATATTAGAATATTTAGATAACATATAAATTAAATAAAAAATGAAAAACAATAAACTTATAGCAGAATTTATGGGGTTTCAAAAAACTACCATAGGTTGGTATGACAACGAAGAGACTATGAACTTTAATTCAGATAGCAATACATTTGATGAACTTAAATTTCATTCCTCTTGGGATTGGTTAATGCAAGTCGTAAAAAAATGTCGAACCGAAAGTAATTCTGAAGACCATCATTGGGAAGGGATATACTATTCTCTTGAAGAATGCGATATAGATATAACATATCATTCAGTAGTAGAATTTATAAAACATACTAATTTAAACCAACAGATATGAAAGAATTAAATATTTGTTTACGTTGTGGTCATTTATCTGAAGATGTATATGAAGATAAAACATTTGATATAAATAATTACCATAGAATACAATGCCCTAAATGTTATAGTAGTGAATACTACATAGCAACAGAAGAAGAAATTAACTTAAAAATTAAATAAAATGACTAAATTATATAAAACAGACTTTGTTCTGTACGATAAGGCAAACGATTCTGTTGTTTGTTTTAGTGATGGGTTCCCCATAATATATGGAATTAAAGAAGAAGCTATTGAAGATTGTTATGGCAATGAAAGTGTAGTTTCTTGCACCGATTTACCTAAACACCAACAAGAATTTATAATTAATAAAATAAAATTATTAAAACAAATAAAATGAATGAACACGAAGATTACGAGATTGTAGATGTTCTTGCGAGAGATTTCCCTCATGTATTTGAACAGATACTAGAGTATTTAGATAACCTAGGATAGTATGGTACATTGGGAGGTTCGATTCCTCCCTATCCACAATGACAATTTTGTCAGAGATTTAAATTAAATAAAATGGGAAGATACTATAACGGAGATGTTGACGGTAAATTTATGTTTGCCGTACAATCAAGCAATGCACATGAAAGATTCGGTGCAGTTGAACACGAACCTAATTATATTTCTTATACTATTGATAGAGATAAGTATGATGATATAGTTAAAGAACTAAATTCTATCAACAGAGTTTCTATTGATAGAGTAAATAAAATGTTCAAAGAGAACAATGGATATAATGATCAGATAATGAAACAATACAATGTTTCCAAAGAAGATTTGTCAGAGTATGCAGATTATAGATTAGGAGAACAAGTAAAAAATTTCTTCGATGATAATCCAGATGAATATGAATGTAATTTTGAGGCAGAACTTTAAATAAAATGAAAACAATAACAGAAAAACAAAAGAAATATAATGTATTAGTTTACGATATAACTTTTTATCTCTCGGATGAAGATGGAAACGAAAAGTTAGACAAGGATGGAAACGTACAAAAATATGCTTGTAATGGCAGATTAAAACCATTAGAGTATTTATGTGAAGATATGACCGAAGATGATTTAGAAAAAATAAAATAAAATGAAAACAAAAATAAAAGAAACTGCTTTTAATTCGTGGAGAATTATGTATTGGGAAGATGATTTTCGTTTCGGATACAGAGATTTCAACACGAAAAAAGAGGCAGAAGAGTATGAACAATTATTAATTAAAAACAAAAAAGAAAATGGGAACACGATCATTAACTAGGGTAATACCTATTGACACAACAGAAAAAATGGACATGAACAAAGTAATGGACAAAATTTCTGCTAATAAATACAAAGCAAAAGATTCAGTTATAAATTTGTACAGACAATACGACGGATATTTGTGTGGAGCTGGACTTGATATAGCTGAATTTTTAAAAGATTTTAGAATTGTAAATGGGTTAAGAGTGGGCGACAAAACAAGGGTAGCCAACGGAGCAGAATGCTTGGCCGCACAATTAGTCGCACATTTTAAGACCGAGCCAGGGAATTATTATCTACAACAATTTAAAAATGAAATAGGACACTTCGGCGAAGAGTTTATATATAACATTTATGTAATTGATGATAAACATTTAGTAGTATCTGTTTATGATGTTTACAAGAAAAAATATGATGTGTATTTAAATCCAGAAGAGATTATAACAAAGGCAAAGAACATTTTAAAATCTTTTCCAAGATGAATTATGATGATTGGCTAGTTCATCAAGAACATAAATACAGAGGGTGGTTGGACGGCGAGTATGAGTGTGCCCAGTGTGGCAAACCTATGCACGAAGACAAGGGTTATTGTTCTAATATTTGTTATGAGGCATCTATGTTATGAGAGAACGGTTGCCCAAATGTAAATATTGCGAGTCAGAAAATATTATTATCTTAGATGATAAATACTACGGAGATTGGTCTTCTTTAATTTATGAATGCAACTTGTGTTCTAGAGAAGGCGAAATTATTTATCACAAAACATTTAATATTAAAAACAGAAACAATGATTAAACTACAAACACGAGTATCTAAACATAGAGATAACATTTATCATTTCTTATGGAAAATTGATTCAGAATGTCGAGAGTTAAGATTGTCAATGAATGATAGCAATGTAATGCAAACAATTAGGAAGATTAGATTTTTAACTGATTTGCAAAAAAAGTATAGAAGAAGATTAAAGCTTTTAAATTATTAAAATGAGTATAATCGAAAGCGAAATGGATTTTTTAAAACAAAGGGTCAAGGCATTAGAGTTGGCTCTTCAGCTTTGCGAACAAAAATCTAGGGACATGGAAGATAGACTTAATAATTTGTCCGAACAAAGAAAAAAGTAATAATAAAATAGTAATTAATAAATAATTTAATTATATTAGATGCCTTTATTAATTTTATAATAATGATAAAAGAATATATTTATAAAAAATTTGTAAACAACGTGTTATCTCACATGAAAATAACAAGTGATGCCTTGTTTGCGCGCAGTAAAGAGAGGCATTTGGTTTTAGGACGCCAACTGCTTTTCTTACTGTGTAATGAGAGAGGAATGAGCAATGTAGAGATTCAAAAGTATTTAGAGAGAAGTGATTTTAAGATTGATCTTCCGTCTATTGCTTATGGTATCAAAAAAGCAAAAGAAATAAGAAAACAAGACAGAGATTTTAACACTATATTTACGACACTAAATGAAATTGACTGATATATTTTTACAAGCCTCAAAAGATTTTGCCTCCAGATCCTTACACGGAAAAGGTTATCAAGCATATATCTTTTTAGGATTTAAAATAGTTAAAGACAACCGATCAGAGATTGTAAATATATTTGACCCAATTAAAAGTGGAAACTATTACACCCAAGTATCTAATCAAGACTATGAATTGTTCTGTCAGCAAGGATGGAGAAAAGCTATCTTACTTTTAACTTTAAAAAAATATAAACTCAAACTTGAGTTGCTCAAGGATAAGATCAGAGACGAGAAGAACGGCTCAAATAGTAGCAAGGCACTTGAAGTGTTTAAAGCTACTAGACAAACAGTTCTCAACAAATATCACAAACTAACATTAAAACTACAAGAACTATGAAAACTATTAACATCAAAGGCAAAGAGTATGTCGAGGTCAACGAAAGGCTTAAGCACTTTCGAGCCAACCATCCGAAATATTCTTTGACATCAGAAGTAATCGAGAAAACCGATTCTTCTATATTAATATTAGCAACAATTAAAGATGATAAAGACAGGCCTATTGCCACTGGTATAGCAGAGGAAATAAAAGGCTCTACCTTTATTAATAAAACATCTTATGTTGAAAATTGCGAAACATCAGCTTGGGGCAGAGCCTTGGCTAATTTTGGTATAGGTCTAGACACCTCTGTTGCATCTGCTGAAGAGGTACAAAACGCTATGGCCAATCAAAACGTAGCATCAGTAAAGGTTACAACTAAACCAGCTCACATAAAAATGGAGACCGATGACCCTTTAAACTTAATCAAAACAATCAAAAAAGGTTTAGAAAAAGGCAAGGATTGGGAGAAAGATATTATTCCTTGGCTTAAAAAGGAAGATCCAAAGCTAACTATAAAGAAAATTAATCAAATTAAATCTGAATTAAATGGACAAACAAAAACAAGAGTCGCTCAAAAATCTTAAGGACGACAAGAAATATTACGGAGACTACGGAAAAAAATGGTTATCTAATAGTGATGTTTATACCCTGCTCCACGATGAAGAGCAATATGGATGTCCAACCGATGTTACAGAAAAAATGTTGCGAGGCTCATATTTTCATGCACTTTGTTTAGAGCCAAAAAAAGCTAAAGACTTTGTTGTATGGGATAAAACAGATTCAAGGGGAGTAGCTTATAAAAAGTTTTTAGAAGAAAACAATCTAAAGATTGCGCTCACTCGCAAAGAGGCTGACCAAGTTGAAGAACAGGTTGAGTGGTTTATGGACAAGAACAACCCCAAAACTAATTCTAATATGATTGGGGGCTTGAGTGTTTACGATTACCTCATAGACAAAAAAGCTAAGAGGGAGCAACCAGGTATTGAAAACATATTCGATGTCGAGTTCAAGGGTAAGGCGGATTTAATCTCTAATGATGTAATTCTTGATTTCAAAACAACAGACAATGTAAAAAGATTTCCGCAAGCAGTAAAGTTTGATTCCTCTTATGACACACAGGCTTTCATATATCAATCTATATTTAAGTTGCCGTTTGTGTTTATGGTTATAGGCAACAAAAAACTAACCTATAGTGATGGAACAAAGTATTACGAAATGGGAATACACCCAGCTTCTGATGAAGTATTAATCAGAGGTAAACAAAAAACTCAAGAGGCAGTCAAGAGGTATTTACAACACAAAGACGGCACGAGAAACATTAAATCATTTATATATAACACAATATTAACTTAAATAAAATGGAAATAAAAGGTAAAATAATATTTATAGACGAAACTAAAACTTACGGAAACAAAGGTTTTAAGAAAAGAGAATTAGCTGTTGAAACAAAAGAGGAATACCCTCAAAAGATTCTAGTAGAGTTTATACAAGATAAAACAGAAATGTTGGATCGATATAAGGTTGGGCAAGATGTATCAATAGGAATTAATTTAAACGGAAGAGAGTGGGTAAATCCAGAAGGAGAAACCAAATACTTTAATTCAATTAGAGGATGGAAGATAGGGCCACTTGAACAAGAGCCAACAACACAAGAGCCACCACAAGCAGAACCAGAAGAAGACTTGCCGTTTTAAGTTTTTTTCATTTTTATGTTAGTAATTAGCGGGAGTATGTACGGCAAGAAATAAATCTGCTCCCGCTTTTATTTTGTCAGATGAGCGATATAACTATATTTAAAAACATACGAGAGACCGAGACGCCTTTTTTTAAAAACGTATCATTGATACTTGATAGAATTAAAAAGGGTTCTTCTTCTGATCTTGTAAAAAGAATCCGAAAAGAAAAAGATAAATCACTACGCAATGATTTAAAGAAAATGTTACCAGCTATTTGTTTCTCTGGTACATTTAACAAAAGATCAGACGCATCCTTACTAGAGCACTCTGGTATAATATGTTTAGACTTTGATGGATTTAAAAAACAAAAAGAATTATTAGACCACAAACAAAAGTTTCAAAACAACAAGTTTGTTATGTCAGTCTTTATATCTCCAAGTGGATTGGGTCTCAAAGTATTAGTTAAAATACCACAAGACCCTGAAAACCATACAAAATATTTCAACTCTTTACAGAAAGAGTTTGATTCAGAATACTTTGACAAAACTTCAAAGAACATTTCAAGGGTTTGTTACGAATCCTATGACCCTTTAATATACTACAACACCAACTCCCTAACCTGGACAGAGATGGAGGAAGACGAGTATAAAGAGGTTGATTCTAAAAAAGATACACCAACTATTGCAATTACAGATGATAATAAAATCACAGAGATTTTAATTAGGTGGTGGGAGAAAAAATACCCAATGATTGAGGGGCAACGCAACCACAACATTTATGTGCTGGCTATGGCTTTCAATGACTTCGGTGTAAATCAAACCCTAGCAGATTGGGTTTGTGCTAAATATAAATCCTCTGACTTTACTTTAAGAGAAATAAAAGCAACAGTTAAATCAGCATACTCTCATACAAAAAATCACGGCAGTAAATACTATGAGGACACAGAAGCGATAAACGAAATAAGCCAACGGCTTAGGCGCGGCGAATCAAAAAAGGTAATCCGCCAACATTTGGAGGAGTCAATGTTGGATAACGAGGTAATAGACTCCGTACTTACAAAGGCGGAAACAGAATCTTACGAAAAATTTTGGAGCAAAAGCGACAAGGGTGTTATCAAAATAGTTCCCATATTGTTTAAAAAGTTTTTGGAAGACAATGGATTCTATAAGTATTGTCCAGAGGGTTCTAAAAACTATGTCTTTGTTAAGGTCACCAATAATTTAATTGATCACACATCTGAAAAAGAAATCAAGGACTTTGTGTTAGAGTATTTGGAAAAGATAGATGATATGTCTATATACAATTACTTTGCAGATCAGACCAGGTTTTTTAGAGAAGAGTTTTTAACTCTGCTTGGCACTATCGATGTGTTCTTTATTGAAGACACAAAAGATACTTCGTATTTATATTTTAAAAATTGTGCAGTAAAGATTACAGCAGAAGAAGTAGTTGCCATTGACTATCTAGACTTAGATGGTTTTGTTTGGAACGACCATGTGATAGACAGAATATATAAAAGCTGTGATGACAAGGGTTGTGATTACAAAAGTTTTGTACATAATATCTGCGCAAAAAATCCTGACCGAACAACCACAATGGAATCAACGATTGGATTTCTAATGCATGCACACAAAAACCTTTCTTACTGTCCTGCTGTAATACTTAACGACGAGGTAATATCTGACAACCCCGAAGGTGGGACAGGGAAAGGTATTTTTATGACTGCTTTAGGGCACATGAAAAAACTAGTAACGATAGACGGCAAAGCTTTTAACTTTGAAAGGTCTTTTGCTTATCAATTAGTATCAGCAGACACGCAAATACTTTGCTTTGATGATGTTAAAAAATATTTTGATTTTGAAAGATTGTTCTCTGTTGTAACCGAAGGAGTAACTCTTGAGAAAAAAAACAAGGATGCTATTAAGATACCTTTTAGCAAAAGCCCTAAGATAAGTATCACCACAAATTATGCCATACGAGGTGCGGGCAATAGTTTTCAAAGAAGAAAATGGGAGTTAGAGCTGCATCAGCACTACAACAAAAACTACTCGCCTATTGATGAGTTTGGTAAGTTATTATTTGGCGAGTGGGATAGTGAAGAGTGGTGTAAGTTTGATAACTATATGATAGGTTGTTTGCGTTTGTATTTGAAAGAGGGTTTAATCAAATCAGAGTTTGTTAATTTACAGATCAGACAACTTTCTGCTGAGACAAGCCATGAGTTTATAGAGTGGTGTGGTCTGATGAAAGGATTAGAGCCCAACCAAAAATTAAAACCAGGGCAACGTATATATAAGAATGAATTATACTTTGACTTTATAGAAGAGTATCCGGACTACGGCCCTAAAGCAAAGATGACTATATCAAGAACACGATTCTATAAATGGATAAATGCTTTTTGTAGTTACAGATATCAAATTCCGCCAGAAGAAGGAAGAGATTCTAGTGGCAAATGGTTAATTATTAGAACAAAAAATGAACAAGACAATCAAACTCAAGTGCCATTTTAGGGGGGATCTAGGTATCACTTGGGTTGAGAAAGTTCATTAGAAGGCTTCCTACGAGGTCAAAATTTATAAAACGTATGAAATTTAGAGATTATCAGTCAAAAATTATAAAACAAGGGGTAGATATAATATCTAGATATGGTTTTGTTTATTTAGCTATGGAGGTAAGAACAGGTAAAACTTTAACCAGCTTAGGTATAGCCTCAAAGATAAATGCTAAACATGTTTTGTTTGTTACTAAAAAGAAAGCAATAAGTTCTATTCACATAGACTATGAGATGTATTCTCCAGGATTTTATTTAGATGTAATTAATTATGAAAGCCTACACACTGTGAAAGGTAAGTATGATTTAATCATACTAGATGAGGCCCACGGCTTAGGGGCGTTTCCTAAACCATCAGGGCGAGCTAAACGAGTTCGTGAACTTTACAATAAAAATAACGCTAGAGTTATTCTAATGTCAGGAACACCAACACCAGAGAGTTATTGTCAAATGTTTCATCAAGTTAATTATTTACCCAACAACCCCTTCTTTCATTTTAAAAACTTTTACGCATTCGCTAGAGTGCTTGCTGTTATTAAACAAAAGAAGTTTGGAGGGTTTACTGTAAACGACTACAAGGACGGCAAAAAGATTATACTTGAGAGAATGGCTCCTTATATGATATCATATACACAGAAACAAGCTGGCTTTGATGTTGAAAATTATGAAACGGTTTTAGAGGTGGAAATGAATACCAACACATACTATCTGACCAAAACTTTGAAAAAAGATTTGGTAGTCCAAGGAAACAAAGAAGTAATCTTAGCGGACACAGCCGTAAAACTTATGTCTAAACTACACCAAATGTATTCTGGAACTGTTAAGTTTGAAAGCGGCAGATCAACAGTATTAGATTACACTAAAGCCGAGTTCATTTATAATAAATTTGAGGGCAATAAAATAGGTATATTTTATAAATTCAAAGAGGAGTACAATGCTTTGAAAAAAGTATACAAAGATAAATTAACTGACACCCTCGAGGACTTTAACAACAGCAACAAATCAATAGCCCTACAAATTGTGTCGGGGCGTGAAGGTATAAGTTTAAAGCAAGCAGACTTTTTGGTATATTATAATATAGATTTTAGTGCTACAAGTTATTGGCAATCAAAAGATAGGATGACAACTAAAGACACAAAACAAAACCATATCTATTGGATATTTTCTAAAGGTGGTATAGAGAAGAAAATATACAATGTTGTGTCTCAAAAAAAGAAATATACATTAGAGCACTTCAAATCTGATCTGTCTACGTTGTAAAAATAATTAGTAAATTTGCAAGATGACCGAACAGCAAATCCAATCAAAAAAAATTCAACAGTTAGAAAGTCTCGGTTATTATGTTTTAAAACTTATAAAAACAAACAAGAATGGAATACCAGATATATTGGCTTTACATCCAGTCTTGGGCGTTAAATTTTATGAGATTAAAACAGCTAAAGGAAGAGTATCAAAGCTTCAACAATATAGAATTGACGAACTTAAAAAATATGGATTTGCTACAGAGATATACAAAGGATGAATTTTTCTATAAAATGGAAGAAGATTTTACAGACCTGCTTAGAGATTTACCAGAACCAATAATGTTTGAGGTGGTTAATTTTATAGAACGAGAGCTAGCAAAGGTATTTGTAATACAAAAATTTACTTCAGGAAAAATAAAACTTGGTAAAATTAAAGGGGTAATCCGCAAAAAAAATCCTATATTTATTAGCGTGCACTATCTAAACTATGACAATCTATATCCTGTTTGTTATAACTTAGATTTTATTGAGTGTGATGAATACTTAGATTATTTAAATACAATTAACAAAAGTAAAAGTGAATTTAAGTCTAATAAAAGAGTTAGCGTGTGAGGAGTTTGGCCCTTCATTCACCTCTCGCTCAAGAGTAAGAGATTTAGTTTACCAAAGAGCTGCATATTTTAAACTATGCAGGGATCATACTCCTTATTCATTACATGAT